GAAAAAAGACGCATATAGAAACAATGATATGAAGAATCTTAATAATGATAAGTGGAACCCCGGTGATATCTGGGCCCTTGACAAGAGTTTTAATGCTGATAATATACCAGTACTTACTGTTCATGCACTAAATGTATATATGTTAGAAGAGTATATAGCAAGAAGAATTGTGGGCATATCCCTTAAGATAGTTGACAAAGGCACTGGAACATTTAAAGAATACAATAAAGAAGTACCTGTACCTACCGATGATTATAAAGTTGATAAACTGCAAGTCAAGGGTGAGAAGAGAGGAACCTTTTGGAGTACGAAGAGAGGTAGTATAACATCTAAAGAAGGTATGATACTGCAAATAGCTGCTAATAAATCTTTTGGCACAATGAAGATTGAGATAACAGGTAAAGGTGCAAGAGGCGGCGGTGCTGGTTACGGTCCAATTGAAGATTCAATTGAAATGCTTAAGATGCCTAAGTTAGAATCAAACTCTAATCTTGTTAAAATGGCAAAGGCTATAGCTGATCCAGCAAAGAAAAACGATAAAGTGCGTAGAGACTTTTATAATAGAGTATCTAAGTTTGAAAAGATCACTCGTAAAATATTTGATGAAGAAGTTGCAAAGAAAGATGCATCATGGATACATTCTAAGCTGGGTGTTATAACTATCCTTGAGGCATTCAACAACGCATCTACTATAAAGGCAAATAGACTAATAACAAGACTAATTAATTACGCTGGATCTAAATCAGAAGATGCAAGTGTATATGTAAAGGTAAGCAACTAATGAATCTAAAACGACACATAGCAGAAGCTAAGAATACTCACATGACACATATCGAAGATATGGTTATAGATGGTGGAGTCAAAGGAGCACGGTCTGCTATCTTTGCTTTACGCGATTTACGAGATATGTTAGCTGGCCATGATAATAGTACTAAGCAAGTAACAGTCAAATGGGATGGAGCGCCGGCCGTATTCGCGGGTATTGATCCTTCTGATGGTAAGTTCTTTGTTGCTAAGAAAGGAATATTCAATAAGAATCCTAAGGTGTATAAGAGTGTTGCAGATGTTAAGGCTGATACTAAAGGTGATTTATCAGATAAGCTTACGATAGCATTTCAAGAATTAAGTAAACTTGGTATAAAGAAAGGTGTCTACCAAGGTGATATCATGTTCACTAAAAAAGACTTAAAGAAAGCAACAATCGATGGTGTGAAGTATGTAACTTTCCACCCTAACACTATAGTATATGCAGTACCTATTGAAGCAGCAAAAGAGATTACGAATGCAAAGATTGGTGTGGTATGGCATACTTATTACTCGGGTTCAACATTTGAAACAATGAGTGCTTCGTTTGGTGTAACAACTGCAGCATTTAAAACAGTTAGATCAGTATGGCAGAAGTCTGCTAACTTCCCTGACATTTCTGGTTTAGCCACATTATCTAAAAAGGAAACAGATGAAATTACGAAACATATATCAAACGCAGGTAAGATTTTTCAAAAGATTGCCTCCAATACGCTTAATGACGTGGCTACAAATTCAGATATTAATTTATATATCAATACCTTCCGTAATACGAAAGTTAGAGCGCAAGAAGAAGTCACAGATTCAAAAGCCTACGTTGATGAGCTTATCGGATGGATCGAAAATCGTTATAACACCGAAAAAGAAAGGCTTAAAAGCGCTGCTGGAAAAGATAGGAAGGAAGCAGCCAAGCTGGATGCCTTAGAATTCTTCTCAGATGAGAACAAAGCAGGTCTTATAAGTATGTTTGATATGCAGAATGAATTAGTAATGGCTAAGAAAAAGCTATTAAGCCACCTTGATTCTATGGATAGTATAAATACATTTGTAAAGAC